GGTGTCTTTCTTATCGTTCTGAGTAAAGACTGTGCTACTGGTGTGGTGTCAGCACTTATGGTCTGATTGTAATATACAGTTCTCTTAGGGAATCCACTTGTACAGAAGTAATAATTATTCTCATCAGAAAATACCTCTGCAATACCAGGTATGGTATCAGTATTCTCAGATTGAGTCCTAGGATCGCCAGATGAGACCGCAGTAGAATCGCTCATTTCCCATCTCACCTGTCCCAATTGATTCTTAATAATAGAATCTATGGTATCAAAACCAGAATCTTCTACTACAACTGTTTCACCCTCTATACCATATGGTACATTTATTTTAGGTGATAAGTTGTAAACGACTCCTAGAGCAAGGATCTGAACGTCACCAGATACTATCGTTTTGTTATCATATATTATAGTACCAATATTATGAGTCTGTGTAGAAACTCTAGACTTGATTGTAAACTGCTTGATAGTCTTACTTGAATAAGTAATAACTTCACTACCTACCAATATACTTCCTTCTTTATCCCAACCAAATGTAGAGTCAACATATATCTTTGATCCAACTTGATCACTATTACCAATTGCCTTTGTTAACTTAGTCTTATTACTTACACTGAAGACATTATTGATACTAGATGGGGCAATTATCAACTCCCATATTTGTGTACCATCTACAGTTTGTGCTTTTCTTACATTATCAACTACAGCAGAAGCATATACATCACCAGATTGTACAATAGTCTTACCTACTAGATCTTCTGGATTCCCTTGCACTGCAATGACTTTGAGGGTATAATCTGTAATCCAATCAGACTCAGATGACTTTAATGTAATATCCTTTGGGTAATATACATCAGTATCATCAGATGCAATTAAAGAATTAAAGATGAACTGAATAGAACGCTTAGTACCTTTTGCTTTATAGAAAGAAGAGATGTTCTTAATGAGTGTTCTCTTATCAATCTCACCACGTAGATACTTCTCAGGTACACCAGCAAGATATTCTGACTCAAAGCTCTGTATAAGAGCATATAAGAATAGATTACTAATATTATGTACAGTTGATCCACTGGAATGTGTCTTTGCTTCAGTTGATACAAATGTACTAGTACTATAAAGATCACCTAGAGAGGTATTACCACTAACTCCTCTTGAAATTTCTGTAAATGATGTATCGGTCTTGCTTTGATAGAAAAATACTTCGTCACCAACTTTAGCAAGTCCTTGATCTGGAAATCCATCTGTGTTATCAACTGAAATAGTAGTATCTGAGATCCCAGTCACTGCAGTGGTTTTCGAGGACTCTTTTAGAAGATCTTTACTATAAAAATTGATATCACGATATTTTGTTAAATTTGTTATAATATCAAGAACACCACCACTAAGTTCCTGTTGAGCATAATAGGACTCAAGGAACTTAACGAAGAAAGGATACTCACCCACAATAAATTGTGGGATCTGACTCTCAATCAGCGATGAGATATTTCTCGACTTTACATTCATTCTGCAACTGCACTGAATTTGGATTTAGAGATATCAATATCAAGATAGACTTCACGAACAGCATCTACATCTCTTGATGCAGGTTCTACTCGTAGTTCAATTTTATTATCTGTGAAGCTACCTTTAATAACAGTTAGATTGTATAGTTGTATTTCACCTTTGGTGTAATTAATATCACCCACACCCTTGACCAGGTATATCTTTTCACCAGTTAGAGGGTTTAGTCTATATAGGTCGATTTTTCCCTTTGTATCATCTTCCAAATACACTGTGAAAGAAGGATATTCACTAACAATAAAACCTGTTGACTTCAATACAGAAGCATCACAAGAATCTTTAAATTGATTCAAGTAACACAACTCATAATAGAAGGTAGAGTTAAGTGTGGGATAGAAGTCCTTTCTAAGTGTAACATTTGTTACATTAGATGTGAATGACTGATCAGCATTATCAATAACAGAGGCATATTTACTATGACGGAACCTACCATTGAACTTTTCAGTCTCAGATTGTGATATGTACCCTTCAACTGCAGAGATTGCCTTTGTTTGGAGTTCTGCCTTAGTTAAAGTCGTTTTAGAAGACTTGTAACTAATAGTTGAATCCAATTCAATGTATAGTATAGAAGGATCTACTACTACAGGTGTAACAGATGCTACTGTATATTCCTTAAGTTTCTTTTCTATGTCTTTCTTAGTAAAAGATGATAGTGCTATTGCATTTTGTGGTTTAATAGCAACCTTAACCTTACCGAACTCAGGTGGATTATCTTCCTCACCACCAAATGTTATAATGTCTGCAACTGCTGGATAAATCTTCTTAATTATGCTGTGATAGTCAGCAGATGTAACTGCCCTGTCCTGAGCAGCGTATGACCTTGGAGCAGACTTCTTGATAGAAGACACTGTTTCTTGTGTAGCACCTCCTGAAGAGGCACTGACGGTGGTATGAGAGGTTGTATAAGGAATCTGTGTAGTAGTGTTACCTCTCTCAAATATTATACCAGAGAAAGTAAACGTCTTTGCTCCGTTACTTTTACTTGAAGAGGTTGTTAAGTAAGATACCTCTACAAGATTACCATTTTCCAACTTCTTACCAAAGATACCATCACCAAAGAAGATCTCAAAGTTCTCATCTTCGATCTCTTCAATGAAAAATACCTCTGATGTACCATCTAAGTTAAGAATGTTGTCTGCTGAGTGATATGTCTTAAAATCTGTGCTGCCTATCCCTGTATATACCTTAACACGAACAGATGATACATCTAAATTGCTATTATTGAGAACGAATCTCTGATTCTGTAAAGTTGTGTTAACAGTAAAGGTCTGTTTTAGTAATGTTCCTTCATAAACCTTTAAATCATTCCAAGTAGCAACATTATTTACTACAGGAACCTCTTGATCATCAACTACAATGTACTGATATAACACATCATCAAAATTTGTAACAAATCCTGTACCTTTTTGTAACACAAATGTATCAGGTGCAGTACCACCACCGCTATATGTTGCAGTTAAGTTAACAGTAGCACTAGGAGCAGTAGCAGACTGTGGTTTATATCCAATTTGCTTTGCTAATGATATAACATTATCTCTTAGAGTTGCTGAGTCAAGAAACAACTCATTCACTACCATGTTGGTATTGAAAGCAGTGTAATAGGTGTTATACGCCATTACATCAAGAATCTGACTCAAAGCAGATCCTTCAAAGTCGTAGTCAGTGAAATCTGACTGTGCTCTCATATAATCTTTAAGAGCAGTTTTTATTTCTGCAAATTCTAAGTTTGCTAACTGGGTATATGGCATTATCGTGTACGACTTAGAAAGAATTCAATATCAAAGGGTGGAAGATCTTCTCTTCCCATAATAATGAATGCTAGATTTACTTCAAATCCATTCTGATCAAATTGAGGTTCTACACCGATTCTTTGGATCCTTATCCTAGGTTCGTATGTAAGTAAACATTCTCTAATAGCAGCTTCTATATTACCAGCAGTACCATAATCCAATTGGTCAAACAAATAAGTCGGCACATCTGATCCGTATGAAGAATCAAACAGCCGCTCTCCTTTATTCGTCATTAATATATTAACCACTGCTTGTTTCACAGCAGCATCTTCCTTCTTTACGAGTAGGTCGTTTGTGATCTTATTCCTCGTAAATGATATGCTTAAATCTTTAAACTGCGTAACCTTCGGCATTAAAGCGATTTGAGTATCACTTTATTTAGCGAGTTAAGTCCTCACTTGGAATTTATCCAACTCAAATCACGATTATAGCACTCTTCTTCCTTTCCACCTGACTTATTATTATACGTTCTATGATCAAAAAAGAAAACCTGATTAATCCTATCATGATAACTGAATAGATTACTGCAAATATTTTGACCGTGAATGTATTGATGTCCATCGTAAAGATACAATGTATTAAACTTGGGCTTACAATGATAGATGACCTCATACTTCTCTTTAGGTCTCCACGGTTGATAATGCTCTTCTGTAATCTGTTTCTCTATAGGTTCATGTTCATCAAGGCATTTATATAGGTTCGTACCACTATCATCGATTTCATTCAGATATACAATAGCAGTCCATCCATAGTCATGGTGTGGCCACCAATAATTATTCTCATAGTCATTCCACTCAATATCTTTCATGTTAAAGACATTAGTATGAATCTCATACTTGTTCTGTACATTATCATGACCCAATACAGGTTGACCACATACATCACCAAGAAACTCATAGATAGGAGCCATCTGATCACTCTTTAAGTGATGTCTCATATCATTGAATCTCTTACCATTCCATGATGGTGAAGCAGATGCCTTAAACATATCAGGTTTAAGTGTCTTAAACATCTGAGCTATCGGATATGGATCCTTATAGAAATTATCAATTTTCCATACAGGACCGTCTTTAACAATATTCTTGTTGAAATCAAACATCAAAGAAGTTTTAGCCAATCTCCATCTCCTATAGTAACCATGAAATCCATTACAAGTGAATATCTTGGATCTCCTGTTATATTCTTATCTACGCTATGTTCTAAGTCAGAACTAAAAATGTGAAGTTCACCTCTATTACTTTCATGGGTGACTCCATTATACCTTGTACCATACTCAGGACCACCTAAGAATAGATTAGTACATCTAAAAGGATGCTTCTCCTTAAAGTAGTGACTATCTTTCATAAATGTTCCATCAGGGTTCAGACCAGGTTCTCTATGAACATGTGGAGGTATAAGCATACCTGGTTGTAGTACATTAACCCAACATTGTACATATGCCCTTCTACCAAAGATTAACTTGACCTTTTCCCATAGGATCTCCTTAATCTCACGAGACATACTTAATGGATTCTCTCCATATGACTTACCAACTCCATAATTAGGGAATCTCGGTCCTGTAAATAATTTAATTTGTTCAATAATCGTATCACATTCTTCTACTGTGATAAAATTAGGGATTTTGATTACTTTTTCCATCATAAAAGAACACTTGATTCATTCTACACTTATTTGTGCGAAATAATTCGCTTTTACTATGTATATTCTGACCGTGACAGTGTTTTGCACCATCAAACATGACCAAACGATTGAATTTTGGTTCAAATGTGTGGATTAACTCATATTTCTCCTTAAGTCTCCACGGTTGATAGTGTTCTTCGGTCTTATCCTTCTCTTCTTCCTCTTCTTTATAAAGACTACGGTACAAATTAGTTCCAGTATCGTCTTCTTCGTTCAAATACAGTATAGCAGTATATCCCATATCGAAATGAGGCCACCAGTAATGGGTATCAGGTGTATGAAAGGGGTCATCCTTTATACGAAACACATTAGTGGTAATTCTTCTTTCTGTCCTAGGATCTAATGGGTTGCCTAGTGGTGGTTGCTTTGACCATTTAGCAAGGAAACGATATATGGGTGTAAGATCCTTTGAATAAAGGGTATGACGCATGTCCTTAAACAACTTACCATTATAATCTGGTAGTCCTCTATCAGCACATCCTTTTTTATGTGCTACTGGATCAAGAGTCATTAACATATTCATGACTCCCCTAGGATTCCACAAGAAGTCATCAATGACGATACCAAATTCGTTCTCTACAGCATCAAAGTTCTGTATCTCATACATTTAACTTCCTCGCATTATGATTTTGACGAGTTGGATGTATATCACACGCCATAGAGATCCTTACATCATCACCTTCGTACTTATTTGTCCAATGGGGTATATCATCTCGGAATACGAGAAGACCGCCTTTAGTATTTGGAAACTGTACACCATTATAATATGTACCATCTGCCTCAGTACCACCAAGGAACAGATTGCAACATTGAAAATACTTTAATCTATTGGGTGCTGGATTGTTTTTATCGTTATGTACATGTGATTTAATACAATCACCCTTTCGGAAGGTATTAAACCATGCTTGATACCATCTACCCTCTCCAAACAAAGAAACGAACTTGGGTTTTAAAATAGATCCCACAAGTTCGTTGTCTAATGCATTGTAATATGAAAAGCGACCTGTGAGTTTATCTCCTTCGACCCCACCATAGCGGTGAGGTCCAAGTTTCATCAACTCAGGTTCAACTCGCAGCACTTCATCATAAATAGCATCTGCTTCTGCTTCAGTTAAAAAGTTTTGGATAATAAAAACGTGACTCGATAGAGGAGCCACGACAGATTCAGACATAATTAGCAATGAGTATAATCACGAGCTTCATCCCAGTCAATCAAGTCATCTTTAACTTGATTTACGTCTCTCTTCTTGGACTTACTTAAAAACCAATCGGAATCGCATTCGGAGATGAACTGTTTTTCGTTATCTTTTTGATTTTCCATATTCGGAGCCTTCGGCGTTATTCAGATTCTTCTTCAGGGTTATACTTCTCCCTCTCCTCAGTGTCGATGTTTCCATCCTTATCATCATCCCAATCGGAACGATACTGAAGGTTTCTGGGTCTCCCCACTGTGTATCCAAAAGTATTCGGCATTTATTTTCTCCCTTGTCCTCGGTAGCGTTTCTTGGCTCTATTACGA